GCGGGGTGTACAAACCGCTTAAGGCGGAAAACAAAAAATTTGAAGTGATAAAAGATACAAACGTTCCATTTTAAAAATTAGAAAAATGAAAAGATATTTAAAAGCAATCACGTGGGCAATCATTGCAGCAATCACAATCGGGGTGTGGGTGTTTGCATACAATGTAATTACAATTTTTTATTATGCGATTCAAATTTGCGCCAAGTAAAGAAATGCAAACCGCAATGGGATGGTGCTTTAATAATGGCATCAAACAATACGTTGTGCCACGCAAAAACGAGTTTTGGATTGTGCTTGATCACAAAGGAAACAAACGCAATTCACCAAAGGCATACGCAAAGATTGATGAAGCGCATCAAAAGATTTGGGAAATATATTTGTACTTTTACAAAAAACACAAGGGATGAATCTTGCAATCACTTTTTTTCCGATATATGGCTTGACCATTGGCATCAACTATATTGATAATGAACTTCAAGATGTTGAGCGCACTGATGGAATGCGTGAACACGTTATTCAAATCCTTTTGCTTGTGTTTGGTTTCAATATAATTTGGTACTCTTATGAAGCGGAAAGTTAATATCGCATCAATCAAACCGAATCCAGACAATCCACGATTTATTTCCAAATCTAAATTTAAGAAACTTGTCAAATCGATTAAGGCATTCCCTGAAATGCTTGAAAAGCGACCAATCATTGTGGATGAAAATATGGTTGTATTGGGTGGCAATATGCGCCTCAAAGCGTGTAAAAGTGCAGGATTGTTCGAGGTTTGGATTGATAAGGCAATTGGATGGAGTGAGGAAAAGAAAAAAGAATTCATCATCAAGGACAATGTTGGCTTTGGGGAATGGGATTGGGATGTGGTTGCAAACGAATGGAATCCCAATGAACTCGATGATTGGGGTTTGGATGTATGGCAAGATCCTCCGCAAGATGATGATCAGGATGATTCACCGAAGGAAAACGAACCGAAAGACATCTGTGAATACTGCGGAAAATAATTTTTTTTAATTTTTTTTACTTTTTTCTTGTGGGAAAGAATTTTTTCTCATATATTTGTATCAACAAAAACAAACAAGATGAAAGCAATTATTACAAAAAACTTTAAAACAAAAGGATTAAGAATAACAAAAGGCACTCAAGTTGAAGTAATTCCTGCTATTGGTGTGAATGGAATCGAACTTGTGAAAATTATCGGTGAAAACTTTGAAATGAGAACTTTGAAACAATATGCATTTGAATTGACTGATTTAACAAAATAACCAAAACCAACTCAAAACAATAGCCATCCATTCGGGTGGCTTTTTTTTTATATTTTTGTAGTATGGCAAATAAGCAAAATTCGACACTAAAAAAAGCAATGATAGCTGCATTGGAAAAATCCCTTTGCGTTGTAACAACCGCTTGTAAAACAGTTGGCATTGATAGGCAAACACATTATAATTGGTTAAAGGCAGATGAAAAGTACAAACAAATGGTTGAGGATCTGCAAGATATCACATTGGATTTCGCTGAATCACAACTCCACAAACAAATCAAGGATGGCAATACAACCGCAACAATTTTCCTATTGAAAACCAAAGGGAAAAAACGTGGATACATTGAGCGCAGTGAAATCAAGGTTGATGGTGAAGTGGAAAGCAAAATCATTGAATGGCATCCATCCAAAAAAGAAAAGTAAAGGAATATTGCAACATCCAGTTTTATCAAGCCATTGAGGCAAAGGAACGGATCAAAGTATTTCAAGGCGGAACAAGGAGCGGGAAAACGTATGCCTTGTGCCAATACCTCATCTATTTGCTAACAACACGCAAAGATCCATTGGTGATTTCAATCGTGCGTAAAACACTCCCTGCATTGAAAGGATCGGTGCAACGTGACTTCATCTTGCTGCTTGAAAACTTGGGGTTGTATTATCAAGGCAATCACAACAAATCCGAAAACACATTCCAATACAAAAATCATTTGGTTGAATTCTTGAGCGTTGATGATAGCCAAAAGATAAGAGGGCGCAAACGAACGCATTGTTTTTTGAATGAGGGCAATGAATTGCATTGGGAGGATTTCAATCAACTGAATATGCGTACAACGGAGGAAATACTAATTGACTTCAATCCATCCGATCCAGTGCATTGGATATATGAGGAAATCATTGAACGTGATGATTGTTTCCTTTCGGTTACAACTTACAAGGATAACCAATTTTTGCCATCTGAATTGGTGAATGAAATTGAGCGCATCAAAGATCGTGATCCCGATTATTGGAGGGTGTATGGTGAAGGGCAACGTGCAGTGTTTTCCAATAGGCAGATATTTCAAAACTGGGAATATATTCCGCTCAAGGAGTTTCCTGAATTGGATTGGCATCTGGGATGTGACTTCGGATTTTCCAACGACCAAACTGCGATCTTGATGGTGGCAAAAAAGAATGAGAAACTTTATGTTCACGAGTTGTTGTATGCCAAAGGAATGACCAATCGCGACATTGCTGAATTCTTAAAACGTGAGGGCAAAAATCAACTACTAACGTATTGCGATAGTGCTGAACCAAAATCAATTGAGGAATTGCGCCAAATGGATGTGTTGGCAAAGGCAGCAATCAAAGGCGCAGGATCAATCAATGCGGGAATAAGTTTGATCAAGGAGTTTGATGTGATTGTTTCAAACGAATCAAAGAATCTGCAAAAGGAGCAACAGATGTATTTTTGGGAGGAGTTAAAGGATGGCACAATCATAAACAAGCCAATTGATAAGTACAATCACCTTATGGATGCATTAAGATACGCAACCTATTCACGTTATAAAAATCGCAATGATTTCTTTGTGATTTAAAATTTGTATTTTTGGATAAAATTTTGATTGATGGCATCAGTACTTGATAGGTTTCGGAATCTAATCACCAAAAACGCACAACAAACCGCAGCGGAATATAACAAAGCAATTTATCAATTTTTGGGTGAATCCATTGTTTGGAATCCCGAAAATGATGATACATACATACGAGATGGATATCGCAGGAATGCAACCATATATTCGCTTGTAAACCTCATCACAAATGCTGCAACAACAATTCCATTTCAGATATATGAAAAGGTAAACGAGAATGAAGTGAAGCGATACAAGTCACTCACAAGCGGATCAGTGGATGCGCAATCATTATTGAAAGCAAATCTCATCCGCAAAAATGCAATGGTTGAATTGGAAGGCACTGAACTCCATCAGCTATTGGAGCGACCGAATTCAGCACAATCATATTCAAGTTGGATTAGTGAACTCATTGCCTTTGGTAAATTAACAGGCAACCGATATATTTATGGCATTGCACCTGAAACGGGAATGAATAAAGGAAAGTATAAAGAACTTTATGTGATGCCTTCACAAATTATGGAAATCGTATCTGGAGGCATAATGCAACCAGTGCAAAAATATCGCATTGAATATCAAGGTGCTTATGATATCCCTGCGGAGGATATATGCCACATCAAGGATTTCAATCCATACTATGATGGAACGGGATCGCACTTGTATGGTCAATCACCATTGAGGGCGGGATTGCGTTCGCTTACAACCAACAATGAAGCGGTGCAAACGGGTGTTAAGTACTTACAAAACCAAACCGCACGTGGTATCCTTACAAGTGATGAAGGGGATTTGAATGAAGTACAAGCGCAACAATTAAAAGATAAGTTCCGCAAAAACTTTCAAGGTGCTGACAATGCAGGTGATGTGATCATCACTCCTAAAAAATTATCGTGGGTGAACTTTGGATTGAATGCTGCGGATGTTTCACTCATTGAGCAATACAATGCATCCATCAAGGATTTGTGCAACATCTATTCAGTGCCAGTACAATTGTTGAACAATACGGAATCTGCAACGTACAACAATATGAAGGAGGCGAAAAAAGCATTGTATCAAAATGCGGTGATTCCTGAACTCAACAAGATACGTGATGAATTGAATCGGTGGTTAGCACCAATGTATGGTGATAAATTATTCATTGATTTTGATTATTCCGCAATACCTGAATTGCAGGAGGAAAATGAAAAGGTTGTTGATCAACTTTCAAAAGCGTGGTGGGTAACTCCAAACGAAAAAAGAAGGGTGATGAACTATGGTGTTGATGAGGAAAACTTTGCATTGGATAACTATTATATTCCTGCAAACCTTTTGCCAATTGAAACAAACGAAATGCCAATTCCCGATCCAATTGATGAGGTTGATATCGAACAGGAAAAGCAACTAATCAAACAGGCACTTTGGAATATCGAAGTGAAAGCGGAGGTGCAAGGAATGGCGGATGTGTACACAACAGAGGATGAAGCGATTGCACGTGCTATTGAATTAGGCGGTGATGGATATCATCAACACGAATTCGATGGTGAGGTTGTATATATGCCATTTGCAACGCATCAAGAGTATGAGGATGCCATTGCATCACAAGAGGAACAAAAACAAGTTTCTGATGCGGTTGAATCGGGTTTAAAAAAAAAGGTTGAGGAACACAATGAGGAATATGGTGATGATGCAACAAAGCGTGTAACACTTGGAATGCTTATCAAAGTATTTGAGCGTGGTGTTGGTGCTTACAATACAAATCCATCATCAGTGCGACCATCAGTAACATCATCCGATCAATGGGCATACGCAAGAGTAAATTCATTCCTTTATGCAATGCGCAATGAGCGTTTCAAATCAGGCAAACACGATACGGATTTATTCCCTGAAGGGCATCCATTATCAAGCAAGGAGGAAAGCAAAGCGGAAATGTATGATGATTATCCTCAAACCGCAACCAACAACGCAAAGCGAATGATTGAGTGGCGGGAAAAGTATGGAAGGGATGTTGTGAAAGGCGGAACAGAAGTGGGATGGCAACGTGCCAATCAACTTGCAAAGCGTGAAGCAATCAGTGCTGATGTAGTTTCAAGGATGGCACAATTCAACAGGCATCGTGACAATGCAAAAATTGCGGATGAGTACAAGGATGAACCTTGGAAAGATCGTGGATACGTTGCTTGGAACTTATGGGGTGGCACTGCGGGTGTAGATTGGGCAATCAAAAAAATGGAGGAATTGCGCAATGGCTAAATTGAGAATCATCGAATCGGTTTTTGAAAAACCAAAAAAGAAACGCAAAGGAGTGCATTCAAAGAACGCATCCAAAGATCAAAACGGGTACAAAAAAAAGAATCGTGGTCAAGGTAAAAAAAGATGATTAAAAAATGAATTTAACTGATTTAAAAATATACGGATTGAATATAAGCGCATTTGCCTTGTCTTTGACTGAACTTGAATTGTTTTTGAAAATAGCTGTTTTATTGATTTCAATTGGATACACCATAAATAAATGGTATCTGATGAATCAAAAAAAATAATAAATAAAAATGCCAACTCCACGTGAAAACGAAACGCAAAGCCAATTCGTGGCACGTTGCGTGATTGATGATGAAGCAACAAGGGATTTTCCTGATATCGATCAGCGCATTGCATTTTGCTATTCCCAATATGAAAGGGAACAAAAAAACAACATCCTCACAAAACAAGTAAAAGCCAATTGGCAAGGTGCATTTGAAAACGAAATGCGCAAAGCGGAAAAGGCAATCATCGGATCGGTGCAAAGGTTTTATCAATCGGAATATGAAAAGGGTGTTGATGCGTTTCTGCAACAAGGCACAATTGATGTACAAGGGATATTCAAAGCGGAGGGTTTCAAAAAAATATATGAGCAACTATATGTGCAAACTGGAATGAGGTTTGCCAATTGGTATGCAAGGAACTTTGACCGCTTTTTGAAAAAAGGAATTAACCCAAATCAATTTCAAACTCAATGGCAAAACCTATTCGGACAATACGCTCAACAAAATGCAGGTGCAAAAATTGTACTTGTGCAAGGAACTGCAAAGAAAACAATGCAAAGGATATTACGTGCCAACATGCAAGATCCTGCATTTGCAGCACTCGGAGCAAGGCAAAAGCGTGATGTGATATTGCGTCAAACAAATCTATATTCAAGGAATCAGGCACTCCGATTGGTGCGTACAGAGGCAACCAATGCAGCCAACTATGGCACATTGCAATCAGCAACAAGTGTGTTTCCCGCACAACAAATGATGAAACAATGGGTTTCTGGACAAGATGGGCGCACCCGATCAATTCCTCCAAATGATTTTGATCACGCTGTAATGAATGGTGTGCAGGTTAAATTTGAGGAAACATTCAGCGTTCAAGGGCAACAAATGCGACATCCTGCGGATTCATCATTGGGTGCATCAGCGGGAAATGTTGTGAATTGTAGATGCAGCGTGTTTCCATTCCCAATGGAGGAGGCACAAGCAATTGGTGAGTTTGAAAGTATTGGATTTGGTATTGGTGCGGTGCAACCAGTATTGGCGGGAACGGAATCAGTTGCAGCAACACAATCATTTGCAACACAAGCATCAAGAACCGCTGCGGTTGATTATTCAGCATTTAAAGCTAAAAGCAAAGCACAAGCGCAAAAGATTGCCAATGATTTAGGAATCAAAAACTTTGATTTCGATGGATTAAATATGAATATCACGAATGAATATCTTGTTGGATCAGCAAAAATCAAGGATCGGTTTGGTTTTGTTTTAGATACGCTCTCATCAGGAAAGGGATTGCGTAATATGATTTACAACAATACGTTTGATGATTTATTCAAACAATCAAAGGAGTTGCGTGATTTAGTTGAAAAATACGGAATGACTGTTGTAAAAAAGAAAATAAATTCAGCAATAAAATCAAGGTTTAAGTTTAGGAGTAGAGGAAGAATAAAAAATTTACTC